TTTCTTAACTCCGAAGCTAACTTTAGTGCTGTTTAATGCACTAACTTCTTCATAATAAATAATAGATCCGTCTGATAGCATGATAGACGGGTTCATTTGACCTGTCTCCAGATTAAACTTAGGAATAACAAAGTCAGTTTTGTAATTGTAGCAGTTGGCTTTGAATCGCATGCCGTTGTAAACAGTTTCAATAGTATAGAAGTCTACACCAGTTGATAACGCTACCTTAGCACCTAAACCAAATGCTCCGAAGTTGTGTGCAGTGTTACGTTTAGTAGAATATCCTAGTTCTAAAATACCTTCTAGGCGTTTACTACCGATACCTACACCATAATCTTGCACTACAAACTCATCACAAAATCCAACTCCATCTCTTTGAATATAAGTAACAATAATATCGTTGTTTATTTTGTCTAATCTGTCTAGATTATAATAAGAACGATCAAAGTTACTATCTTCATATTGCTCTCCATGTCTCTCAATATAGTAGTCACTAACTTGAGACTTACCACTCAAGATATCTATTGCAATCTCTTTCTCTTTTTGAGCATCACAAGCGTTAGTTACTAACTCTCTGACACTAGAAGGGATTGGATTAGAATATTGAGTAGCTTGAAGAATATCAAATACTAATTTTTCAGCGCCAGCATTAATGCGCTTTTTAATACCAGTATCACTACCGATATGATCGTTACCGATTACTTTTATACTCATAAATTAAATTTGGTTTTAAACTCAGTTATTGATTTTTGTTTCTCCTTTGGAAGGAGATTCATGGGATACGATATTACTCTAGAATGTACATACTGACCATTTATATGATCAGATTGGATTTTATCATATTCTAAACGTCTTTTAAAATTTGTATACGTCCAAGTCCATTTTGCAGAAACATGATCTACAGATATAAATCGAAAGATAGAAGGATATTCATAATAATCTTCCCCATCTTTTTTTACTCCTATAAAATCTTCTAAAGCTATTGCGTAAATTAAACTATTATCAGACGCAACGATACACGTATCCCCTTTCCGTATACGGATTAGGGTTTCCATAATTAAATTGTTTTTAAATACTCGACTACTGCGAGTGCTTGTTTTTGATTACGAGGCATGAAAAGAAGTGGAGGAACATCATGAGTTTGGCTAAGCATAAACTTAAACATTTTCCATACATTAGGAAAACGCTCATTAGCAAATCCTTTACATTCAATAACCCATTCTATTTCTCCTTTTTCATTGTACTTAACAAAGTCTGGAGTATAAGTAATAGCTCTTATTGTACTAGATTCTTTAACGATTAAATCTTCTGACTTCCCTCTATTTTCAAAGGTTATAGCATCATAAGTAAATCCTGGGAGAATAGTAAAACTCTTAGGTTCGTACTCACCTCCTAAATTAAATTCTTTAAGCTTTTTATACATAAAGACTTCCAACATTGAGTCGAATTCAATACCATCAAATGTCTTTTTGATAGCATTGATTTTCTTTACTCCTCGCTTGGTACTAGTCTTTCGTACAGTTTTGCGTCCAAATTTTGGATTTCCTTTAGCCATTCTTTTTCTAATTGTTTTGCTTTTTCTTCAGACTTAACATCTAATTCTGTTCCTGTCCCCAAATTTGCGAATAATTTCGCACACTTCTCCAAGATATTATCAACTTTTTCTTTACTCATAAGGCAATTGTAGGTTTAAGATTCCTTTTGCAACAGTTACTCCGTGATTCTTGATAACATCCGAGATATCCTTTGATTCATAATGATTAGGAATAATGATATTTTGAAAACCATATTCTTGACATATTTTGTTAGCCATTGTTTGGCCTGGATTAGTATCTGATGTATAATCATTATCATAAAGTATTACTATTGTATGAAACCTAAGTTTTAACTTACGGATTAATTCTGGGGTCGGCATCAAGGTCTCGCTCTGCAATGCTATTGATTTATATCCAAGCTCATAAAGACACATAACATCTTTAAGAGACTTAGTTATTATTAATAACTGTTCTTCTTTAACTCCTTGTAATCCTTGTAACCCCTGAATGCACTGGCTATTTGTGTTACTAAACCACTTATTCTCCTTCTTAAGTGGGCTGTATAGTTTGTACATACCATTAAGGTGATAAGCATAAGTGATAGAGTCACAAGTAAAACGCGATTCATTTATCCAAAAGTGTGAAATAGGTTCAACTGCAAATTTAGTCAAAGTCTTAAGTGTAATGTTAAACAATCCCCAATAATCTAGATCTTCTTTTGTCCAAGATCTTTTCTTCTTTTTAATACGGACTGTTTGTTTCTCTTTAAGTACTTGATTATCAATGCCATAAGTAGTAGCAACACTCTTTGTATACTCAGTTTTGTTAGCTAAGTTTAATCCAAAATCTGTATCAATAACTTTTAAAGCTTCAATAAAAGTTAAATTATACCTTGCTTGTACATAACTAAAACAATCATGAGATTCTCCATTCCCAAAATCTTTATACAATAGTTTGCCATTTAAATAGATAATAGAACAAGTTGGGTTATTATCTCTCCTTAACTCACTACAGAACTTAGTGTTAAACTCTTTGAAGTTGTGACAATAATGTCTAAAGATATCATACTCTGTAATCTTTTCTAAAATAACACTTGTGTGCAAATAGTCGTCACTCTTTCTTGCTTCAATCATATACTTTGCACAAATATAAAATGAAACAGGGGTACGATTTGTACCCCCGTTATCATCTTAATTAAACAACTCTTATTTGTCCCAAAGATCTCCGTCATCTCCTGCAGCCATAGCTGTTGTAGAATCTGAATCTTCGTCTGCTACAAGCAATTCTGGAGAATAAACTTGCAACTTAAGATCTGTGTTGTACTCTGCATTGAAAGAACCATAGTCATTGTTCAAAGCTTTTACGAAATCTGCATCACGCATAGGCTTAATACGACCAAAGTGCTTACCATAAACTTGTTGGTATTTACCATCTTTCACACCGATTAGTACACGCAAAGAGTTACCACTCAATGCTTTAACTAATTCTTTAATCTCTTTCACATCACCATTAGCAATAGCAGTGATAGTATCAAATGATACTTCCCCACCATTAGCTACGTTAGCCCAAGCTTTAGTAAAATCAATCAACACATCCTCTCCAACATAAGCTTTACGAGTCTTATCTACATTCTTCCACCAATCATAAGAAGGAACATCAGCAGACCATGTAGTTTGACCTACATTGTTAATCCACATTGACTTATCTCCATTATTATTAGTACGATGACCTGCTTGCATCAAAATCTCAAACTTAACTTTAAAGCTAGGATTGATACACTCAAGCCAGAACACAATCTTATTGTATTCTTTCTCGTTGATTGTTACTTGATAACTAGGATCAGTTTTAGCGTTGATTCCTAGATCTTTTAGTTCATCCATTGTTGGATTAACTGCGATTACTCTCACTGGAGCAATACCTGTGTACAGGGTTACGCCACCTGCTACTTCTACTTCTGAATTGTTCGACTGTACAGCCATTTTTACTTAATTTTTAAAAGGTTTAAAGAAAATATTGATTGTGTTTAGGATCACCATCCACCATTTTAGCATCTAAAGACATAGCCAAGTTTGGATCTACTGACTGCTCTTCTTCATAAGATACAGCTATAGTTGTCTCTTCTTCAGTGTAATCCAAAACTTTAGGTTGACCTTGAGAATTTACAGTTGATACTGTATCATCTTCTAGTACAAATCTAACTGCTGGCTTACGCTTAACACGACGACCTTGTAATTTAGGGTGCTTAAATACTTCATTAACTTCTTGTTTAGTCAATCCATATTTTACACTGATCTTATCACGGTCCAATCCGTTGTCTAAATCTGCTAAAATACCAGAAACTGTCAATTTAATTGTTTCTGTTGTTTGTGCTACTGGAGTTACAGTAGTCTCTACTCTTGCTTCTATACTCATTTGAGTTTGTTTTTATAAAGTTTAATTTGTTTTTAATTAGTCGATGAAAATATTCTTCCAGTCCAGTTCCATCTTCTGGCCTCGTAAATGTTCACATCTTGATCCTGCATTAATGTCTTCGCTAGAATCAAATGAAATCATTGTTTGATCTCCCTCACGATAGATAAGTCCGATAGCATCAGCATTTGCACATGCAATGTTTCTGATTTTACCAGTCAAATCTAAATCCTTACTTGCTACTTCTTTACCTTTCTTGTCGAGCATTTTATCTTTTAAATGGCCGATATAAATGATATGGTCTGCTAGCATTTCTAGTCTATCCATCCATTTCTTAACAGCTATCCTAAGATATAAATAACCACCACCTTGAGGTAATGAAAGTACTGACAACCCTTTGTTATCAGAGTCGAAGTTCTTACCCATAGGAGTTTGTCTGTAAAGCTCTTTAGCTTCTGACTCACACCACACTTCTAGTTGGGTAAGAGTGTCAATAGCAATGTACTTATATGGCTTTTTATTTGCCATAATAGCTTTTCCTATTTCTGCTAGTTCTTTTAGGTTACTAGCTTGAACCTTTAACGCTTCTACCATGTCTGAACCACGCTCTAAGTCGATAATAAGACAATTATCCAGCTTGGCTATCGCTGTTGTCTTACCCACTTTAGGCTGTCCATACACTACCAAGTTTTTGGGACTTTTTCTAGTCGCTGAAACTTTTTCTGTAGGTAATTGAATCATCTTTCTTGAATTGTAAATGTTGATAAATTGGTTTCAAATGGTATCATACCTAGAAGACCGTCACGATTCTTCTCTATATGACATGCCAGTAAGTTGATTGGATCTTCTCCACAATACTTATCTGTAATGCCATACAAATCATATGGTCTTTGTAGCATGATAACTACGTGAGCATCCTGACCAATAGAATCACCACCAAACAAATCGGTAAGTAATGGTTGGTATTGATTCTTTGCTCGGAACTCTTGCTCGATGTTCCTGTTTAACTGAGATAATAATATGGTTATTGACCCCATTTTAGATTGCATCCACATACAGGCTTTTGATACTGTATTAAGCTTTTGCAATTCTGAATCTTCTGATCCTAGAATAAGTCTAGAGTGATCTAACAAGTTAACTATAGTATGGTACGGATACTTCATAGCTACTTTGTTATTGGTCTCTTTAATCTTATTCATATTCTGTGGGATAGAACAGAAGTAAATGGGGTAATTCTCATACTTTTTAGCTGCAGTTTCGAAACGTGATAACTCTGCATCTTCTAATGGCTTATCTACGGAATAAAGTTGAGAGAACTTTAGATTTGCATCATTAGAAGCAGCACGCATAATCTGTTGATAATCTGGCATCTCGAAAGTCCAATAAAGTATTACTATAGGAGCAGACTTATTGGTATCTAAAAGATCAAATAACAACTGATTACTAAACGCTGATTTACCTACGCCAGGTCGTCCAGCAATGACATACATCTTTCCTGGTTGCAATCCTCCAAGTAATTGCTTGTTTAGTCTAGGCCATTTAGTTGGGAATACAATTCTCTTACCATCTTTTGCATTCTTAACTTCATTAATAGACTTTGCAACAGCATCTTTAATATGCCTAAACTCACTTATCTTAGAGTTTTCTTGTGATCCGTCCTTCGGATTCTGTTGTTGATTTTCCATCTTCACTTAAATCGCTATACTTTTCCCATGAATGGTTGTTGAGCCATGTTTCTAATTGCTGCATAAATGCTAAGCCGTTACCTTGTTTTCTTAATTGTAATTCTCTATTGAGGCACTTCATAATGTGCTCATGTTTGGTGACATCAGTCCCTACAATTTTTTGATACTTAAGTTTTGACTTTTGATTTGCTTTAGAATCAGGATCTTTCGCTCTTAAGATTCTTGTAGTACCATTCGCATATACTTTAAGGGGATACGTGGAGAGAAGTCCATGCCACATTCTATCAAAAGGACTTGCAATGTATTGCAGAAATCCTTCTCTTAAATGAACCACATCCTCCTCTCCAATTTTAATGTACCCTGCTTCTTGTAATTTGGTTAGGTCAACAATTAACTTTAAATCTTCTAAGCTCTCTTTGCGATAAGTCAAGATCAGAAAAACATATTCATCTGCAGTTACTCCTAACTGCTTCAGAAGATCAGTATTAATTTCAATCATACTAAATTTTGTTATACTGATTCTTGATTCTCAACACAAATATAAGAAGAAAGTTTATCAATCCAAACAATATTGTTAAAACTTTGTATACTGCTTTTCAACCATTTCTCTTCTTGAGAATCTGGTACATACAATATAATTACTTTTCCAACTTTGTCTTGACTTAAACGTAACAATCTTCCTACTCTTTGTATCATTGACAGGCTCTTTGAATCCAATCCACAGATAATTCCTATCTCTGCATCAGATACATCAAACCCTTGATTAAGTGCTTTAGTAGAACATAACACATTTGCTTTGCCTGTTTTAAAGTCTTCTAACGCTTGTTTACGAGCTTTTGTCCCTAATTTGGAGTGATATACTCTAACGATATCTCCATGCGTTTTTTGGACTTCTGCGTAAATCTTGTCAGTGAACTCATTATTACCTGCAAAGGTTAAGATTTTCTTGTCTTTATGATATCCTACTAATTGACTTGCATATAAAATTTTGTTATACGCCTTTTGAACTACATCCTTTCTATCACGAATAGCTTTATAAAACATTAGTGCACTTGTGTATTCTTCTGGTGAATATCCTTTTGGGTTCTTAAGTATCGCATTAGCTTCATTGAAAGCATCGAACTGACCCAACTTGTATTTGTAGAATACAAATGTACTGTTTGCTTTAGTGTACTCTTTCTTCTCTTCATCTGTTAGTTCAACAGGAATACAATAAATTTCATAAGGGCTAATCAAACCCATTTTAACACATTGATCCATAGTAATCTGATATACAACAGGGGCTAGCTTTTGTAATCTGACTAAATACATAGGATCTTCTGGAGGTGTTGCTGTTAAGCAAAGCAGCTTATTATAAGTGTTTTTAGTAAAAGCTTGAATGTAAACATCTGACAACCCTAGATGTACTTCATCTGCTACTATAATCTCATAATGCTTGTTTTCATATTTGCAAGCTGATTGATAACATACTATCTCAACATCATCTAAGATGTCATGATAACCCCATTTCTCAAACTCTAATTTAAACTGATCTTGTAATTGTGTAGTTGGAACTAGTACTAAAGCTTGACCTCCCCATTTTCTAAGGATTTCTCCAGCTCCTAATACTCCAACTCTACTCTTTCCAAAACCAGTACCTGCGAATACAGATCCAATAAAGTTATTAGACTGCCAAGCTTTTAGTGCTTTGCGCTGTTCTGTATTCTTTAATTCTAAGCTTTGCTGTAATGTCTGGTTCATATTGTTTCAGTATTAATTTAATCGTGTTAGCAGTTTCGTTAACTAATATTTTATTTACCAATAACCCTTCGAATAACTTGTTGATTGCTCCTAAATCTGTACAAGATTCTTTCTCATCAGTAGGACCCCAGATAAGTGGAGCATAAAGAGTATGACCTCCAAGGAAGTCTACTAAGATAATCTTGTCATCTTTATAAACTACATTAGTTTTGTCTAGCAATTCACAATTCATTCCTACAATGATCATTGTTTTGTCTTTAGGATCATAAGTAAATAATAAATTACTTCTATCTTCAAGAGAATAGATAACTTGTATATTACTCATATTGACAAACATTATACTTGGTTTGACCTTCAATTCTACGAACATGGTACATGAGTATATACAAATGTTCTATTTCATCATAACCAAGACGTTTCTTCTCATGTTGTTTCCATTTAAACTTATACCCATTACCATCATTAATCATGGTAATAAGTAACTCACCTTTAGAATCTTCACTCCATGTAGCACTATTCATACTACGGTATAGTTGATACATTGTACCATCATCAGTGTTTGTTTCTGTAATGATGTACTCAACACTCTGTTCTAATGTGTCTATTACATAATAATTTTTCATTTTTCTTCTCCGTTTACTATTTTAATTAATTGTTCAAATGTTTCTTGAGTTGCTTTTCCCCAGAAATAACTACAGGTAAACTCATTACCTTCTAACTTTCCTGGTACATCTACAAAATAAGATTGATACTCATCAGGTTTAGCTGTAAACCTAAAACACTTTTCTTTTACAGGACACTCAGTCCCTTTACACATTGTTATGTCAGGCATCTTTGTTTTGTTTATCTAGTTCGTCTTGAATTTCATGAACAGTTGGGGCATGTTCTATTCCTTTTCTTCTTGTGATTTTAGCATAAGCTGCATTAACCTGATCACACAGGTTTAAGATTTCTTTCTCATTCATAGTTTATTTGTTTTTAAAAGTTTGTAGAGAAGACAGGTCTCGAACCTGTATTCAGGGACTTGAAGTAAGTAACCCTCCAAGTTTGTATGGCTACCATTTCGCCACTTCTCTATGTTGCTTGTCTTTCCAAGCTGTCATCACACTATTATAAGGGTTAGTGAGCGTTTCCCGTTAGCAGTCAGGACAGGATTCGAACCTGTATCACCAACCAGTAACTCCGCAGGACATCGTGCCTTTGGTCATCGTTGGACTTACGTGTAGCGTCTACCAATTCCGCCACCTGACTATGAAAAAGTCCCACGAGCAGATCTTACGGTATGCAGGTGGGAACTTTCGGTTAAGGGATACTATCCCAAAAGGGGTTCAATACAAAAATAAATTA